ATGGAATGATGGAGATCCCATCAGGATATGAGAAACCTGTCTTGGTATCTGGTGCTGATGGTGTAGGAACTAAAATTAACATTTGTAGGATTGCTAATGATTATACAACTATTGGCCAAGATCTCGTTGCTATGTGCGTCAATGACGTTATATGTTCTGGTGCTAAACCATTATATTTTCTAGATTATATCTCTACCAAAACACTTGATGGTAACGTCCAAGATATTGTTCACGGGATCAATACTGGTTGTATGATGGCGGGAATGGAACTGATTGGTGGTGAAACAGCAGAACATTTTAGAACAAATGACTATGACCTTGCTGGTTTCTGTACTGGTATTGTAGAGAAGCATGATATTGTTGACGGTAGCAACATCCAAGCAGGTGATGTAGTCATTGGTATTGAGAGTAGTGGACTTCACAGTAATGGATACACACTCATCAATGATATGCTCTGGAGAAATTATATTTACTATAAGGAGATGCCAGAATTACTGAGACCAACTACTATCTACGCTCGTCTAATCCAGTATCTATTGGATGAAGTTCCTATCCTTGGTATGGCACACATTACAGGAGGAGGATTGCCTGAGAACCTTCCCCGATGCCTTCCAGCAGGTTTGAAAGTTAATATTGACTATGATGCTTGGGATAGACCAGAACTTTTTAACAAAATCCAGCAGGCAGGGGACATTTCTGAAGAAGAGATGAGAAATGTATTCAATCTTGGTATTGGATTCTGTTTAGTTATACCATGGGAATCGGCAGAACTAACTTTAGATTTGATTGCTAAAGCATCATATGGCATGAAATCATGGATTATTGGGGACATACATACACTTTAAACAACAATTATGCAAGCAGTAATTTACACCAACGGCAGTCAAGAGTGTGAGCGTATTGCATCACTACTCAAGTCAATGGGTGGAGAGTTTCTTGAGTATAAACTCAACGAACATTTTTCTCAAAGAGCATTTGAAGCAGAATTTGGATCCGAAGCTACATATCCACAGGTTGCTATTGGTGCTAAACATCTTGGTAATATGCACGACACTTTACACTACATGAAAGATTCTGGGATGCTTGTGTGACATAAATATAAATGTGAGGAAATCATCATGACCTATACCCTATCACAATCCTATTGTTTTTACTCAGGGTCGGTTGTACGAATGTATTTTATTCAGGGTGTTCCCTATACATTCGATGAATTACCCGTAATCATTCAAGAAAACCCCAGTATTCAATCTGAAGCTTTACTGGGACGTGACTGGGATGATGAAGATCTGTATAAATGGTCTTCATATCTCATGGCTGAAGAATGTCATCCGCTTGTGTTTGACATTCAAATAGATAATCCTGCCCTACTACCACAAGATGATTGATATTCTTAATGAATGGTTAACTGGTAAATTTGAGAATAAAATTCAAGCATTTTCAAACCCGTCAAAGTATGCTATGATCAGAGTGACCCATATTCCTATATGGGAAGGTGGGTGGTTCTATGGAGAGCAAGCATACACATATCAAGCAAACAAACCATATAGACAGTTTGTTTTACATCCAGTACAGCAAGAAAATGTTTTTCAAATTTTGAATTACGAAATTGTTGATAAACACCAATTTGTTAATGGTGCCAACCTTGACAAATTGACCAAAGATGTGATAAAATTAAAAGATGGTTGTACAGTCAACCTTACATTTAATGAACGTGCTTTTACAGGTGGTTTACAAGGATGTAATTGTTATGTAAAATGGAATGGTCAAGACACGTATCTCCAAAATGAGATCGAGTTAACACCTACTCATTATTATGTAAAAGATCTTGGATTTTGTCAGAACGATCACCATCAAATATGGGGATCAAAGTACGGCAGATTTGAATTCAAGAGAATGTAATTAGGGGAGTACAAAAGATCTCCATTTAGAAGGAGCGCCCCTCACAAGTCGGTATGGCGGAATTGGTAGACGCGCTAGGTTTAGGTTCTAGTGTCTTATGACGTGGAGGTTCAAGTCCTCTTACCGACATTTTAAAAATAGAAGATCTTCTAATCGAGGCAAGATGCCTTGTATAAATACATTGAAGAAGAAGAACATCCCAGGGTTTAGCTAATTATGGCTCTAACAAGACTTGATAATCTGTACTCAAGTAAGACTGGTAAGTACCTATACGTATCACCAGACGACTTTAACGCTACCGACGAACTAGACAATAGAGGTAATAGTCCTCTACGTCCTTTTAAGACTATTCAAAGAGCCTTTATTGAGGTTGCAAGATATTCTTTCTTACCTGCTGCTGGTGGAGAAAGCGTTCCTGATAGATTTGACCAATTCAGCATCATGCTGATGCCTGGTGATCACTACATTGATAACCGTCCTGGTCTTGTAGAACTATATTCTGGTGATAATCAGCGTTATTTTGACTCTAAGAATCTAATTAGTGCTAACCGTGAGGAAATTATTGATCGTTCTTTCGGTCAAATTGTTGTTGATTATGATGAAGCTGCCTGGGGTACAGATTGGGTAGTTCCTGGTGATGTTGTTCTTCCTAATGGATCACCTGACCCTCTACGTAGAGGACAATCTGCTTATCGTTTGATTCAGAAGAACAGAGACTTCATCCAAGCGAGAGCAACTGGTCAAACTGCTATTGACTATCCTGATTTCTACTTCCCTGACGAACCACAGACTGATTCTTCTAGCCGATTTGCTACTGCTTATCGTTTAATTAACAAAAATAAGCAAGACATCCAAGATCTAACCTGGACTCATAGTCTTGCTGAGTATCCTACTATTAACACCACTGAGACTAAGTGTAAGAGAGATATTGGTTGGTACATTGAGTATCTAACCCTTGACCTATTTTACGGTGGTAACCAGTACACTAGAGAGTTTATTGAACTCTACTTTGATGCTGTGGGTAACCAGATTGCTAATGGTTTAGCAGGCGAAGAGACAGAATCTCTGTTTGCTTTCGCTACTGCTACTGCCCTGATGAAGGCAGCAATGACTAACCAGACTAGCGTAACGCTCGCTGGCACAACACCTGTAACCTATGACCTCAGTGCCTGGTATCAGGATCTAACCCGTACTGCCGACCCTGCCACTGGTTCTAACACTGATCCTACTTCTTGTGCTAACGTACAGACAGCACTTGACACCCTAACAACTATCGTTAGCGACGTATTTACTGCTGGTAACCTCAATGGTCTACCTGCTCTAAACGTTGGTACTGCTAATGAGGGTAAACTCAAGTGTAAGCGTGATGTTGGATTCTTTATTGATGCTATTGCTCTTGACGTTTCTCTTGGCGGTGGTAACAAGTACACCAGAAAGTATGTACAAAACTACTTTAACGTTGGTGGTACTTCTTGGGTTGATGATGGTCTTCAAGGAGAAGAAACTCAGTCGATTGTTGCTTTCAACAAAGCAAGAGACCTCATGCAAGAGGCAATCAGCAATCAATTAGGACAGAAAGATCTAACTATCACTCACGCTCCTGAGGGTAGCGGATCTGGTATTGCTTACGATCCTACTTCTTGCTCAGGCATCAAGACTACAATTGCTACTCTTGCTGCTATTCCTGTTACATACTTCACTCAAGGTAGTCTTGATAACTTTGTAGCAGAAACTGTTACTTCAGTCGGTCCTGGCGAAACTAAGTGTAAACGTGACATCGGTCTAATTATTGATGCTGTCGCTGCTGACCTTGGCAACGGTGGTAACGGCAGTATTATTGCTGCTTCTAAGTCTTATTTTGATAAGAATGGACTTCCTATTTCTAATGGTCTATATGGTGAAGAATCTCAGTCTGTAATTGCTTTTAATGCCGCTGCTACCTGGATGAAGGCAGCAGTTACTAACCAACTATATGAAAAAGATCTAACTATTCTTCCTGGTCCCGCTTCATACTCTGGTTATGAAACTAATGATCCCATTGTTCCTAATTTACCATCGGGTAATTCTGCTGCTTGTGTGGATGTTCAGGCAAGTATCGACACTCTAATTGGTATTATCAGCACTGTTGTTACTGATGGTGACCTTGATAGTCTTCAGAATGTTCAGGTTACTGGTGATATTCCTGTATTCAACTACAATAAGGCGCTTCAGGAGTGGCAGGACAATAGTATCCTAGACCTCAGTAATCCCGATAATGTTCTCTACAAGTTTAATGCGGCTTCTGGTGGTGCTATTGTTCCTAGAGGTTGTTCTCTCATTGGTTATGATCTTCGCCGTACCGTCGTTCGCCCTCTATACGTTCCTGATCCCGCCGACCCATCCACAGAAAGAACGTCAATCTTCAATCTAACTGGTGGTTGTTATATTTGGCAGTTTACCATTAAAGATGGTGACCTATCAACCAACTCACCTCTATATGATAACGCTGCTAAAGTAGGTAAGGTATACTTCCAGAAAGGCAATAATTCACAACTTGCTATTCCTGAGTATTCTCACCATAAGATCTGTATCATGACTTATGCTGATACAGATGATCTACAACTGTATTACGACAAAGTTGCTACAGCATTTGCTCTGTTCCAACCAACAATTGATGACGGAGATTTCCTTGCTCTACCACAGGAAAACCGTATTGTTGGACCTCTATCTGATACTAGAAGTATTATTAACCTTAGATTGGTTGAGCAAAGTGCTTCTGGCAAGACTGTAATTGAAGCAACAACTAAGGTTGCTCACGGATACTTTAAAGAACAGTACATTGCTATCATTGAAACTGGACTTAACGATGCCTTGAATGGTACGTTTAAGATCACTGCTATCGATGAAGAAAACCCCAAACTGTTCCGTTATGAGGTAGATGTTACTCCTCAACAGTTGGGTCTAGATATTAACTCAGTTGGTTATACTACACCTGATCTAAGTCTTGCTGCTAGAGCACAGGCAGAAATCGATTCGGTTGAGTCTGCTTCTCCTTATGTCTTCAACTGTTCCATCAGATCCACCTGGGGTCAGTGTGGTATGTGGGCGGATGGATCTAAGGCGACTGGATTCAAGTCAATGGTCGTAGCTCAATATACTGGGGTGAGCCTTCAAAAAGATGATAGAGCATTCATCCGTTATGATGAGTTTAGTAACACCTGGAATCAGGCGTCACTAACTGATGCTTTCGCTACCACTGCTTATCACACCAAGGGTGATGCTTACTGGAAAGATGACTGGAGAAACTTCCACATCCGTGCTTCGGATGACTCTTTCGTTCAGTGTGTCTCGGTCTTTGCTGTTGGTTTCTTCGATCACTTCCTAATGGAAAGTGGTGGCGATATGTCCATCACGAACTCGAACTCTAACTTCGGTAATACATCACTTCACTCTATTGGTTTCAAAGGATTCTCCTTCAACCAAGATAAGGGTGGTTACATTACTGACATCGTTCCTGTTAAGAAGGTTGATACTAGTGCTTTCAACGAAGAAGATCTAAAGTATTATCCTCTATCTAATCAGGCAACTAAAGTTAATGGTAACCAGACCAGACTGTACTACTCTGGTGATGATGTATACTCCCCATTCATCAAACCTGCTACTTCAATTGACGGATACAGACTCGGTGCTCTAACTAATGATAAGTTATTCCTAAAACTTCCAAAATTAGGAGGTGGTAATGCCATCTTCCAGTCTACTGTTAGTCCTTCTGGTTTTAGACAGTATACTGCTTCTCTGGATACACTCAATCCAGATGGTGTCAACATTAATAACAATGCTCAGGATGCTTCTAACCTTATTGAAACGAACAAAGAGTTCATTCAAAGAGAAGCATACAACTACATCATTACTCGTTATCCTGCTCTACAGCAGAATACTAACATCACTATTTCTAAGTGTGAAAGAGACATCGGTTATGTTGTTGATGCTGTTATTCAAGACTTGAGAATTGGTGGCAACATCAATACAATTCAGGCAGCAGAAGGTTACTACGTTGGTGGTACACTTTCGTACATTGATGGTGAGTTTAACGAATCAATCGAAGCATACGAGTACGTTAAGAATCTTACTATTGCTACGATGAGGAATTTTGATTATCTAATCAAGAATCCTACGATCACCGCTGGTTCTCCTATTATTAATGTCGGTAGCACCGCTGGTCTACTAGTTGGTATGACTGTAAATCAGTATCCTTATACTGATACTGCTAATGGTGATGACGCTGCTACTGCTAACTTTACTAATGGCAGACTACGTGACACTGCTATTGCTCAGAACGTCCTGATTCCTAATAACGCTTATATTAGACGTGTTATTGACTCGGAAAGAATTGAGATTGGTAATTCTCAACCTGTTCTGACTACAGATGCTCAAGGAAATCTTAGTGCTGCTTTTGGTAACGCTGTTGTTGCTAACGCTCCTGGTTCTACTAGTGGTGCTTATCTTTACTTCGAGTTCCCACAAACAGCATCAGGATTAGATAGTGATGATGTTCTCACTGGTGGTTACAGTGACATCAATCCTGTAAGAGATAGCACGGTACTACAAGATACCAGTGTTTGGGATGCTGCTGATAAGGGTTATCCTGAGTGTAACGACATTCTGTCTCTAATTGAAGGTTACTTTAGCGAGTTCTTCCTAATCCTCAACAATGGTTTAACACCTCTTGGTGGTACTGAAGTTGATGCTCGTAATCTAATCCTTGCTAACAAGACTCTAATCGCTACTGAGGCGGTTGAGAGAATGCTACTTGATCCTGCTAACGCGGCATTTACAATTCCTGGTGGTAACCAAGAATGTATTGATGACGTTGAGTTGTTCCTAGAAGCAATTGCTTACAACATCAAGTTTGGTGGAAACAGCAAAGTTTATGATGGTGCTCTACTTTATATCCAACAACCTGGACTAATTAACGGAGAAAGAGACGAGTCCGTACAAGTTTACCTTGAGATGAGAGATCTAGCGATCTCTGCTATGAGAAATGAACCGATTACTATCCAAGGTTCTCATGGTCTAACTCAGTTCATCGACAACAATGTCCTAGGTGATATTTCTAGTCAAGCTGGAGTCTATGATTTTGCTAACGATTGTGCTGATATTGCTAGTTCTATCACCGTTTTTGGTGCTCTAATTACTCAAGCAATCGGATCAGATGCTGCTCCTGGTAACCTTAATAATATTACCAGAACTGAACCTGCTTTCAACATTGCTACTAGAGTTGAACCAGTTGTAGACACTGCCAACCTTGCTTCCCGTGCTACTCTATTCACCATTAACACTGGTGGATCAACTTCAGATCCTCACCTATTTGAAACTGGAACTCCTATCAGATTGATTCCTAAGGTAAGATCTGGTGTAGATCCTGCTACTGTTGATAAGCGTGTTATCAGACTTCCTAAAGGATTTAATACAAACACCATTTACTATGTAATCGCTCCTGGTAGATCTACTGAACCAGAAGATTACTCCGATGGTGTGACTTATCCCAACGTTTTTGAAAGAACTAACACAACTAAGTTGATGTTGGCAACGACTAAGGAAAATGCTGCTGCTGGTATTTACATGTATTCACCAGAGACTGACTCTGTTGATTATGATGTAGAGATTGCTCTTAATCAGTTTGTACTTGATGAGTCATACAATCTCCACCAGTACATCTGTAACTTCCCAACTGGATTAACTGATCTTATCCAAACTGATGTTCCTCACATCTTCGATGTTCCTGGAACTATCGATGTTGTTCATGAAGTATTCTTCAGAACATTTGGTTCTAACTCAACTCTACCACAAATCACTACTGGTGGTGTTACTTCTGAAGTAGATATTAACAAGTATTACTATGTAAGATTCGTTACTCCAAAAACATTTGCTGTCTTCAACACTAAGGCAGAAGCAATTGCTGGTTCACCTAGAATTACGTTTGCTCCTAACTTTGGTGCTAACTTCTATACTTTTGCTAACAAACGTGTCTCTCCTGTCAAGTTTGACCCAACTAGAGATGACTCTGCTCTAATTGCTGATCAGCAAGAAACAACTACAGGTCAGTGGTACATCAATACCACCGATGATTATGATCCTGCTATAAACATTCAAGCAAGAATGAATGAGATCGGTCAAGATCTTAAGGATGCTCGTTCTAAGAACACTTCATTCAAGCGTCTTAAGGATGAGAGAACTGCTCAGGATAGAATCTATCGTTTACGTTATGTCATTCCTAAGTATGCTGAAGGTGTACGTGATCCGCTCAACGGATTTGTTATTAAGGCAAGAACTGACGAAACTAGAAAACTTCTACCACAAAGAATTCTCCTGAAGCCTACTGCTTCTGGTCTCGCTGATGTTGCTCTGTTTGAAACACAGATTCAATTAACTGCTGGTGGTAGTCTTGCTCAACAATTGGGACTTCCTGCTACTTCACTTGATCCTAACTTTGCTTACGATCCATATCTAAACACTCAAGTTAAAAAAGTTGCTTCCGATAGAGTTGCTTCTAAAACTTCTTTCAGCATCCAATCTGCTCGTCAGGTTGATGTAAGTGGAACTAACTATCTAGAACTAACTGTATTTGACCTTAGTATCACTGATGATGCTGTAAGAAACGAACAGTTTGTAACGGTTAAGATCAACGCTCCTCAAGGTGGCGGTGGTGCTTTCAGAATTAACACTTCTGTTTCTAATAATCTCAATAAAATTCTCTGGAATGGTTTCTCCTCAGGATTCGCTTTCGTACAAGGTTACTTTAACCCAGACGGCACCAACGATCACTACCTAGTTCTTAAAGGTCTAGATGGCGATGTTGTTAGATATGATAAAAACTCTGCTACTACATTCTCACAACCAGTTCTAGATGCTGATAACGATCCTGTATTGGATGGTAACGGTAATCAAGTTCTGATCTACGCTACCCTACAAGCAAAACCAAACAGTGTTGGTTCACCTGATGACTCACTAAGCAAGTCTGATAGAAAAGACTATCTTTACAGCGATAAGAACTCTAATGTTCTTACCATGACTCCTGGTGATATCATCACTGATGATGACGGTAATGATTACGAAATTGCTTCTGTTGTGGATGCTGGCCAAATCGAAGATACATTCTACATCTTCGACATTGAAGAGATCAAGCGTCGTATTCCTAACCAGCAAGAAGGTATCTACTACCTAACTTGTATTAAGGGTAACATCTCTCCATTCCCAACTGGTCCTGGAGTTGGTACTAACTTCCGTGGATTTAAATTCTCACAGCCTATCGGTCAACTATACCCATTGGATTATAAGAATGATCCTCTTTGGTTCCAAATCCGTCCTGATGACACTAGAAACACAACAATTCTTGATACTGACCCAACGGTTTGTGCTGCTGATAACTTTGTTCATGGTCTCGTCACTACTAACGACTTCAAGAACAGTGAAACTAAAGAAGTTGTTCTTGACTTTATCGAGAACCCTGCCCTAAACAGATACGAGTATACTACTAATGCTGTTGAAGCACAAAGTGGTAACGCTGCTTCGGGTTCTGAAGATCGTTTGATTCCTATCTCTGGTGATTCTGTATATCCAACAGAGAACAAACTGTACGTCGAACTACGTCGTCCATCTATTGCTAGATCTGGTAACCACACGTTTGAGTATCTTGGATTCGGTCCTGGTAACTACTCAACTGGTTTCCCACTTCGTCAGGAAGTTGTTCTATCAGACATTCAAGATTTCTACGCTCAGGCAAAACGTGAAAATGGCGGTATTGTCTTCTACACGGGTCTAAACTCTAACGGTGACCTCTATATCGGTAATCGTAAGATCAACGCTATCACAGGCGAAGAGACGTTCCTTGAGAAAGCAGAACTACTATCATCTGATGATGATGGTGGTGACATCGGTGGTTTGGTCACAACGTTTGAACTTCCTGTTGCTTTTGAGCAAGAAATTACCGTTGACGGTAATGCTTTATTCAACAACCCAGTAACAATTAACGTTGATGACAACGAACCAAATGCTTTCACTGTTGTCTCTAACGTTGATTCTAACTCTGGTGGTGATCAAACTCTAGACTCTGCTTCCTGGAACAGAAGTACAATTGCTTCTGAAGGTAATGTAGTTATTCATCAGAACCAGATCTTCTCTGCTATCTACAGACTTAACCCACGTGGTAGTTCACTACTATCTGGTCAAGACTATAGTTTCAGAACTCATGTTGATCAGCAAAGTGGAAACACCCCAACTAATAAAACACCTAATCAAACCAATTCCAACCTTGGAATTGAAGTTAAGTATGGCACTTTAGCAACTTCTGAAGGTCCTACTGCTGGTGATATCCTACTTAAGGGTGAAGAAGTTGGTAGAACTGGTTCACTTGGGTGGATCTACGCTAACTTCTACCAGTCATTTGAAGCTAATATTGACTCCACCACTGCTATTGGTGATGGTGGTCTACCAGCAGCTGCTGGACCTAAAGTCAGGTTTAACATGACTAATGGTGAATCTCCTGCTGCTAATGGTATTGAAGTCGGTAGCATTGTTAAGATTGCTGGTTTGGATGGTAGATTTATTAATGTCAACGGTATTAGATCGGTTGAGTCTGTACTAGGAGACTCTTTCGTTGTTAGTGCTCCTGTCGTAATCGACATGAGTGCCGTTGATGATCCTACTACGTTACCAGTTGATGCTGTTATTTCCGTATCACAAAGCAAATGGACTGAGACTTCTATAATTGGTGCTGAGACATTAAGAACTGATACCACAAATAATGGTGATTACAAATTAGGTATTAATACTCTAGCAAGATCTGCTCATAGCGACTTTGATAAGGGATATAGTTCTGATGCTGTTGATCCAAGAGCAAACTTAGATGTTGTTGGTACAGTATACATTAGTGGTAAGACTCTTGCTCCTAATGGTTATGATAATTTCCCACTACTTGCTAACAGATCGTTTGCCGAGCAGAACAATGCTCTACTAGTTGGTGGTGATTCAGTACAACCTAATCTGGAAGCAACATTTAGAGTTGCCACAACCAACGGTCTACAAGGTAATCATTCTGGACAGTCAACAGGAATTGCTAGAACTGTTACTGGTGGTAGAGTTGGTATTAACGTCACTGATGGTGATACAAATCATACACTAACTGTTGTTGGTGACATGAGACTAACAGAGAATGCTCTGTTTGAAGAGAATCTACAGATCAATGGTGGATCTCTATCTACGTTGTCACCATCGTTCAGTTTGCTTGATGGTGGTGCTACTACTGTATACTTTGCTTCTGAAGCAAGAAATCTCTTTATTGGTAACTCTGTTTCTGGTAGTGATACTTCAGAAGCTACACCTCAGATCATCAACATCTCGCCAACCGCTGCTAATCAAGAAGTTAACATCGGTACATTTAGTCAAGATTCAGTCTTTAAGGTTCATAGTGGCGGTAAGAAGTCTTCTATGGCTCTCGGTACTTCTAATCTATCAGATACTGATGCTGTATCTGTTATACGTATCGGTGGTGCTTACGCCAAGGAATCTAACTCTCTATCTGATGGTTCGGTTGTTAAATTACAGACCAGATTTACTCAGGTTGATGGTGATTTAAGCATTGGTACAGCACTTGTAGGTGGTACTGGTATTGCTACTCTAAGTTCGCCTGCTCAACGAGTTAATCTATTCACGGTTACAACTTCTAAGTTGTATATTGGTAGTGCTGCTTCCAGAACCTTTATCGGCGCTCAGGGTGGATTTACCCAGATCAATAACAGTCTGATTGTTAAATCTGCTTCTACTCTTGAGGGTGATGTAACACTCTCTGGTGGTCTTAACTCTGGTGAGTTTGAAGTACGTAGAGGTTCGTTCTCTACTGATGCTGTAGCACATACACAAGGTGATAGCGACTTTGCTAACATTGACCTCTTTAGTAAGAGTGTTATTGGACAGTTCATTGACAAAGATTCCAGTTTCTTTGGTGCTGTTGCTGATGCTGTCGGTGGAACTGCTCCTAGCGATGAGTATTACCTACCATTTACTACTCCATCCAACACTACGATCTTTGAAGTTGGTGCTTTCTTACTGATTGACCGTTCTAGACTAGCAATCTTTGATCCAACAGCATTTACTGCTAACGTTGGTCCTAATACTGCTACTATTACTAGTGTAACTAACGCTACTAGCTTCGACACTCTCAACACATGGGTAAGAATTGATGTAGATCAAGATGCTACCTTTAGTGATGGTACTAAGTATGCTCAAATCACTGCTATTACTGGAACTACATTTACTTTAAGTAAGTCTATCGCTTCTTCAGTTACTGCTGGACAGGTCAAGTTTACTGGTGGTGATTCTACTCAAGGTGCTGCTCCTGTTGGTGAACAGTACAGTGAACTTGTACAGATTCTTGAACTTACTAACCTGAACAACATCACTAACGATTCTCTTCAGGTCAAAGTTAAGAGAGCAATGAACCAGCGTAATACCGTTGACGGTAGTATGCTTGCTGGAACTCCTGCTGATCTTCCTGGTTCTGCTGAAGCTTCTAGTTTCAAATATCTAAGAACGGATCACCCAGATAATGCTGAACTTATTCGATATGATCTAGCAGAAGATGTTAGTTTTATTGATCAGGTTAATGGTCTTGGTGGCACTACAGGTGGTACACTACAAGACGTTAACACTGGTGACTTCTCTGGTTCTGTTGGAGAAGGCGACATTCTACGCTTCACTGACAGTGAATTGGCAATTATCACTGACATCAATACAACTTCTCCACAGAGATTTGTTGTTACTGATGGTTCTGATAACGCCCCAGTTGAACAGTTCTCCATTGATTCTACAAATGGTGAAACTAGCATCTTAGGTAATGTAACTATTAATGCTAACTTTACACTTGCTGGATCTACAGTTGCTGGATCTCAGACACTTCAAATTACCACTGGTGGTTCTAATCCTACAACCACATTCAGTGTTGATTCCGCTACTGGAGAAACATGCCTGAAGGGTGACTTTGGTGCTAGTGGTCCTAACTGTGATAGGTTGACTGTCGATGCCGAGACTGGTCTCACTACTATAAGTATTGGCGACTTCTTAATTGGTAGTCCTACCGATCAAAAACTTATCCTTCAGAATAACACTGGTAACCTTACACTTGCTGGTCATATAACTGTTGAGGGAACTACCGAGAGTAAAATCTCTGGTCCTGTACAGATTGATGGTGGTAACTTCCAACTCAATAAGATTGATCAGTCACCTGATTGGACTAATGGTGGTGCTGTTGAAGATGGAAATACGATTCATTACAGCGGTAACATTTACACTGTAGTTGGCAACGGAAACCTAGGTAACACTCAACCAACACACTCAACTGGTACTCTTGTCAATGGTGGTGTATCTCTTACCTTCCTCAAAACTAAGCAACCCGAAGAACTATTCGAGGTTGAAGTTGATGGTTCTATGAACTTCGCTGGTCAGGAAGGATTCTTCACACCAACTGGTGCTAGAAAGTGGGCGTTTGTTGGTGCTGGAGAAGAGGTATTTGATCTGGTATCTAATGTTAACTACTTTGTTTCTCCTTCTTCTGATACAACTCTCAAACTACCAGGAAACCCAGTCACGGGCGACTGTATCAGAATCGTTGATGTTGGTGGTAATCTAACTTACAACGTTTCACTACGAGTAAGAGCTAAAGATAATATCGCTGTCCAAGGTGATAATACAAATGGCAATACTCCTGACCTAAGTAGTATTGACTACGACGGTGGTGAACTTGTCGTTCAGACCCCACATGCTGGATTTGGTCTGATTTTCCTAGGTAGTACAAACTTTGATGGAACCACCACTGGTGCTCCATCAACAACACAAGGTTGGTGGTTGGTAGAAATCTAATGGCAGGATACAACGTAGTTAAGACACAAAAAGGACTCCCTATTGGTTCATTACAACCATGGGGAGGAAATCTTTCTGAGATTCCAAATGGGTGGTTGTTATGTAATGGTGCTGAAATTGAGGCAGGAGATTATCCACTATTAGCACGTATTTTACGTGACACATATGGTGGTACTGCTTTTGGTGGCAATTTTCCTAATTATACGGGTACATTTAGGTTACCACAAACAAATAACAAAGCACTGGCAGATATTTCTACTGCTTATTTTGGTGTATATAATTCAACTACTGGGGTGATTCCTTCAGAAATTGATAATCCAAATGCTTTAAACATTATAGAAGATTTCCTTGGAGATTCTGTACCTGGATTTGAACCTGGAGATCTTGGTCCACCTAATGTTACAAATGCTAAGACAGATTTAAACTTTACATATACACCTGATCCAGCTGGAACTATTATTAGTATTGTCACTGCTGGTACAGCACCAACTGTAGCAACTACAAAACAGTATAAGAATGTAGTAGCAACTAACGGAACAAATGCTGATACTGGAGCATCTGTTAGTGGTTCTGGTGCTTTATTTACCGTTGTTATTAATACCGATAATTCGTATGATATCATTCCTAAAGTCAAAGGACAGGGATATGAAGTTGGAGATCAATTAACTGTTCCTGGAACTACATTTGCTGCTGATGGTGGCGCTTCCACTGCTAATGATATTGCTGTTACTGTTACTAAAGTTGGTAACTCGTACTTTGAAGGTACTATCACTGGACAATCTATTATTGATGGATTCTCAATTAAAGAAGTTTTTATTGTTCCTAGAAAACTAGGAAGAGAACATTTTCCACAGCACTTCCACGAAGGAACATATAAATCAACTAACAGCGGCGATGCTGGAGAACAACCTGGTAGGGGTGCTTGTGTATTTGCTACACCTGAAGTAAACTTCACCGAATTTTATAATAGAGTTCATCCATGTCCATCTGGATACTTTGCTCCTTTGGGACCTTATTGTCCCTTGCCAACTTCCCTTGATTGTGCTGGAAGCAGCGACGTTAAGACTGGATTTTGGATTGGCAACTCCCCGACAGATACCATCACATCTTTAAATAATTCTCCATTTACTACTGGTTCTGGTAGATATACTATTGCTTCAGTTGGTGGCACACTGCCTGTTGCTGAACATGTACCATATGGTACTGGCAATACAGGTCATGGTCTTGGTAAAACTTGGTTTACTGGTGCTGGTACACATTGGAACTTACGCCACACATCTGGTTCATCAGCTGATTCATCTGATGCTAACATGGTTGCCTTGAAAAACACGGGTAGATTTGCTCCTGGATATAGAGTTCCATTTTCAGATAACTCCCAAACAGTTAAATCTCCAAACTTTGACTCTGGTACTAGTGGATCAGATAATAGTCATGGAATTACAAAAACACTGTTCAATCACGCTGGTATCTCATTTTTGAATGATTCCTTGACAGGGGGAGGGGTTCAAGATGTTATTGAAGCACACGATCACGATGGATCATTTAATATTGTTTATGATGGTTCTAATATGGATGTTGTAGAACAACTACAAGTCCTGGCTCAACCTAATGTAACTCCAAATTCTATTGATGGAGCACTACAGATTACATTTACCACAAGAGTGGCTTCTGTTACTATTACCAACTTAATTAGAGCATACTAATGGCAGTATTTTACACAAACGAAAGAGCGAGATATGGTGGTGTCACAGGCACTATCATACCTTTTCCTGTTAAATTGTCGGCTGTTAATGTTCCTGATCAAGGAAACTTTAGGACTTTACTTCCTGCTGGTTTTTTGAGGTGTGATGGTTCAATTCTTGCTGCTGTTGAATATCCAGTTTTAGCACAGATATTAGGAACAGGTCAAAACTCAAAATTTAGAAGACCTGACCAAGAATTAACTGTTAATCAACTCATATTACCCGATATAGGATCCAAATATATTCAAGGTGGTAATGCTTCTGGTACTTATCTAAATGATCGAGTAACAAATGAGAATTCAACTAAACCATATAGAGTTGGATCTGAAGTTAGCGTGGTATCATTAATTGGTGACACCACTACACTAACATATAGTGGAGAGTTTGAAGTTATTTCTCCTGGTAATAATGAATTTATTGGCAACCCTGCTTTTGGTACTACTACAACCGATGACAGAACATTAAAAGCATTTCTGTCTGAACAAAACTTTCAATCCCATGGCCACGATGCTGACGTTGGGGTCTTTAACTATCTTGGAAATTGGGCAGATTCTATTTTTACTGGCGAAACTACGGGTGCTTCACAGGGTGGTAATGATGGTCAGAATGAGGGTTCTAATGAAGCAATCACTATTCAATCTCCGACTGGATCATCTGCTGTTGTATCTCATGGACATCTAATTGATTTCCCGTCATCTACTACTGTTTCATTAAATAACAATTTAAAATATTCTTTTGTAAATACTGATGTTGATGCTTTTGGGTTGAAGTCGGAAGTAACTCTTACTACTAATGATCTTGTAAAACTAGATGAAGCAACACCTCCATTTATTTTAGTAGAATACCTTATCAAGATTTAAAATGCCAACAGTAACTAGATCATCACCTGGTAGTCAAAGTTTTAATATTCCTAATAGTGGATATAATATCACTGCTACAGTTCGTGGAGCTCGTGGTGGTAGGGGTGGTGACGATGCCGAAGCAAACGGCGGCAACGGTGGCACTACTACACAACAATCGTTTACATTTAAGCCTAATCGGAATTTTATCAGTAGAAATTTTACAATAACTGTTGGTAATAATGGTAGTAATGGTGTAAATAATCAACCAAACGCTGCTGGTGGTAACGGTGGTAGTGGTGTTGGTTCTGGTGGTCGTGGAGGTAACGCTGGCGATCCTCCCTATTCTGGCGGCGGTGGCGGTGGCGGCGGAGGATCCGCTGTTTATGATGGCGGAACATTAGTTATTGTTATGGGTGGATCTGGTGGCGGCGGTGGTGCTTCCGATAATAAAAATGGTGGCGGCGGCGGCGCTCAATCTACTAATGCTTCTTCAGTAAATAGTGTTGGATCTGGTAACGGTGGTCAAGGCGGCGACCCTGGTGGTAATGATGGTGGTGGAGGCGGCGGCGGCGGAGGCGGTGCCAGCGGCGGCAGTGGTGGTCGGGATGGCCGAGATAACGACCGAGGTGGTGGCGGTGGTGGCGCTGGTGCTTCTCGATATAATATTAACTACATGAATGCTGGCAGTTCTAGTGGTGGCCAAAGCGCATCAGAAGGTTATGTATCAGTTTCTTGGCAGAATGCTAATGTTCAAATCAATTCCTTCACTGCCACTCCTAATCCACAAAATAGTACAGCAGGTCTTCCTCAATACTCAACTACATTAAATTGGCAAACTACCTATGCTTTTGATGGGGTTACTCTAACAAGTGATGCTGGAGAATCTTGGTCTTATGGTAATGGAACAAACTCTAGAACTATTAATAACTTACCTCAATCGGTGGCAGGTACTAGTAGTCCTTCTCAAAGAACATATACTTTAACTGCTAGTAATGCTACTAGTTCTAAAACTAAAAATGTTAAAGTAAAAGCTCGTAACGATAACACATTATCAAATAGTTGGACAACATCATTTTCTAATTTACAACCCTCTACTGTTGTTGACTTAACAATAGGAACAGCTGCTGGTATTGATATGTCAACAACAGTAAACGCTGCTGGTGCTGGTAATTTTGTTGGATCTGGTGGATCTTTTGCTGGATCAAAAAACTTTACTAATGGACAAACAATACAGTTAAGAACTACTACCTTGCCATATAATACAGATGTCAGTGGTGAAACAGGTATCTATGGCAAAACTAATTCTAAGACAGTAAACGTTAGTTATCCTGGTGGATCGGTTGATATTACTGTAACGACAACAGCTCCTAGGATTCGTGAGGACTTTGATTATGCTGATAATGTTAACAAATATCCATATGAAGATATTGATCTTATAACTAATTCACCAACACAACATTTAGCATCAGCACAGATTAATGCTGATGATATCCAAATTCCTATGGAAATAAAAGTTGACAAACCAGGCGCTCAGGTGAGTATTAATGGTGGTGGTTGGCAAAACGCTAGGAGTATATAATGCCATCTCAAACATTTACATCTAACACTACATATGCTATTCCTTCGGATGCTGCTAATGTTACATATATTATTCATGGTGGTAAAGGTGCTGTTGGTGGTCCATGTAATAGTCGTGTTAACCGATCTTCTGGTGGTGCTGGTGCTAGAGGACAAAAAATATCTGGAACTTTAACTGGCGTTGCTGGTTCAACACTCACATTAACGATGGGTGGCAATGGATCGGGAGTTGGTGGAAATAGAGATACTGGTGGAAATGGTGGTGGTGGATATTGGAATGGTGGGCGTGGCGGTAATAATAATTCCCAGGATAGTGATAGTGGATGGAATTCTGGTGGCGGTGGCGGCGGCGGTGGAGCTACTGCTATTCGTATTGGTAATACTGTATTAGCTGGTGCTGGTGGCGGTGGTGGTGGAGGATGTATTTGTAATAGTGGAGCATCTGATGGTCCTGGACTAACATCTTCTGATATTAACACTAGTGGCGGATCTAATGGTGTTGCTGGACAGAATTCTGGATCTGGTGGCGCTTGGAATGGCGGCGGTGGAGGCGCTGGCGGGGGATTTCCTGGTGGCACTACGTATAATTTTGGTCCTGGATATGCCTACAACGGTGGTAATGATGCTAGCGGATATGGTGGTGCTGGCGGTGCTGGATTGTACAATCCTTCATATCATAACAGTGCTTCTACTCTTGAAACTTCTAGTTCTGATAGTGCTTTTATTACAATTTCCTATGATGATCAAATTGTTACAGAAGATTTTAATTGGACCACTAGATCTCCCCAACTTGATAATATTGTAGGAGCTCAGGGAACTGATCCATATGGTGCCTGGACTACTTTTTTATCTAATACTAACGTAGGTGGTTCTGATTCTGGGTCTGACCCGTTACCACCTCCTGGTATTTCTAGATCATTTGAATGGAAAGTTGATTTTAACAATACTGGAAGACAAATATTCAATACAGCGGTAGATGATGATGCTGATGTATACATTGATAATGTATTTCAATTTTCACTTAACACTTATAACGCTAATACTTCTTTAAC